GACTCGGCACTCGTCTGGGTGCCTTAGCAATCTTAGGTACAATATCATTCGCAATTTATCATGCTGTGTTTACATCTGGATTTAACATTTACTTGTTAGAACTCTTAGTTCTTTATTGGGGAGGAGCAGCATGTATCGTCCTCAGTGGCCCTGGTAATTTCTCAATAGACCATCTCATAAAACTGAGACTCTTTAATAAAGATTCTTCCAATTAAAACTTAGACCCATAACCTTTAATAAGACATGTTTAAATCACTGTTTAGTATTATGTTTGCTGCTCTAATGTGGGTGCAAGTCCCACAGTGGAGTGACGATTGGTCTAAGTGTGCGGTTGATGTGCCTGACACATCATGTCATTGGTACATCACAGCACCCGATAGCACTATGGGTGTTGGATTCAGTTGGGAGAATGCTCCCTGGTTCAGTGCTGAAGGTCTCCTAGACATTGGAGAACTTCATAATACAGTTCAATCTCTACAGGAAGCATGAATCATTATCTAGTTTTTGTTTATGGTGTTTGCTTCGCACTTATTGGTGGTGCTGCATTCGCAATGATGTGGGCAAATATTATGTCACTTGACATGAAGCCCAAACCCGTTCGTCAAAAACATCCTGAAGCACCTGAACCAGGTGAAGAGGTAATGTATGTCGATCTCTCTAGAGAAAAACTGGAGAAATTGTATGAAGACAGATAGAGGATGTTGTGGTGCTGGATGTCCAGATTGTCCATTCAGACCACCAAGAACCAAACGATAAAGATTAATATACTATGAGGGTGATAACCCTCTTTTTTTATGGTTAAAAATATGGTATAATATATACTACATGTTAAGGTAAATTATGTCTTCCAATCTTCGACTTAAAATTTTAGAAGCCCTTCGTGCTGCCGCCAAGGGTAATATTGCTAAAGCAAAGGCGAATGTCGAAGTCTATCTTCATCAACCTGTGGGTATTGGCGAACATCCTGATGTTCTTGGTGCAATTCAAGAACAATTGGATACCATTGCACATGAAGAAGAAAGGATAGAAGTTCTAGAAAAACACTTTGAAGTTCATGATCATAATGTTGATTGAACTGTATAAATGTGATATACTAAGGGGGTTCACTACCCTCTTTTTTTATGATTGGAAATTTAGAACCGGAAGAACATGTCATGGAAAATTCTGTTGTAGATCAAGTTGCTAGAGTAGCAAACAAACTAGGATGGGATGAAAGCGATGACATTGTAGTTGAGATTGGTGGTACACAGGTATCTGGTATCTACCAAGGTGAAACCTACAACAAGAAGTGGGCAGCCCAATATGGGGATCGTAAGTACAACAAAGATGCATTTATTATCATCAGTAACAACTCTCGTAGAGATTTGACTAGATCTCAACCCATGGACCGGGAACACAAACCACACCATAATACTAAATAAATTTTAAATTTGATTTTATATGTTTATCATTTACTCCAAAGAGGGATGTTATTATTGCACACAAGTTGAACAGTTGTTGCAGTTAGCAGAACTTAAGTATGTTGTTTACAAACTTGGTATAGATTTCACTAAAGATCAATTCTATACAAAATTTGGATACAGCTCTAGTTTTCCAAGAGTGCTTAAGGATGAAAATATACTCGGTGGATGCACCGAAACAGTAAAATATTTGCGGGAGCAAAAATTAGTCTAATGGAACAAAATCTCATCGACATCTATGATCTTGTTGAACATGCAATCGATAATGCATTTGATGGTCAGATGAATTTAAAGTTTTATGATTATTTAAAATCAAATAAAATCAAAAAGCACGAAGTGGATTTCTTTATCAAAAGTTCCACTGCTGCTGAACTTAGTGATTTGACTTTAGAACTTGATGAGTACCTCAAGGGTGGTGCTGATAATGAGCATAAACAATTGAGAGAAGGTTATGGTCATATTCCTAAACCTCAAGCAAGAAAAATTAAAACATACTTGTATGGAATTTTAGAAGATGCCTGGAGGTATAGTAATGATCGAAGACCTGGACGAAGAAAAAATCAATCTAAATAATGAGACCACCCACATCAATCGTGGGTTTGAATTATTATTACGAAACAGGAGGGGAGCACCAAAACCAAAAACTTTTCAGGTGAAGTTTGATAAGATGATTTCTATTCTTAAAAGAGAATTTCATCTTTACTTTGAATTTCACATAGACGTAAAAAAGAAGGCAAACTCTCAAGAGGTGTAACATGGAATCAGCAACCCCGTATATACTATTTTTTTGTGGAGCAGGAATCATTGGTTCCTTTTTTGTCGGATTTATGGTAGGATGGTTTGGAAACGATCTGGTGTATACGTTTCTGAATAGAAATAATCAACCATTAATGCATCCAGAGATGTTTGATCAAAATGGTAATATACTCCCTGATGAAATTTTAGCTGTAAGATTTGAAAACGATTATGAGCCCGACGAAGACTACGACGACAACGAATAAGTCTAAGACTACTACACGAAAGAGAGTAGCAAAACCAAAGACTACGAATACTCCCATTCCAGATCTTCCTACAAATCCATTTGTTTTTGAGATCTTTGAAGTTGTTTCTAAACAACGAACTAAGGCAAAAAAAGTAGAAGCACTGAAAAAGTATGAACATGATTCCCTCAAAGTAATCTTTGTGTGGAACTTTGACGAGTCTGTAGTTTCTCTCCTTCCTGAAGGTGAAGTTCCTTATGGTGATGTCAAGGATCAAAATGTTTACTCCGGAACCCTTTCCGATAACCTTTCAAGAGAGGCATCGGGTGGTGAGTCTGCCACTAAGCAGGATCTTCAAGGACATGGAAGAACTTCCTTACGCCGTGAGTATCAAAACCTGTATCATTATGTTCAAGGAGGCAATAACACGCTCTCAACAATTCGTAGAGAAATGATGTTCATCAATCTTCTGGAAGGCCTTCATCCTAAAGAATCGGAACTTATTTGCCTTGTCAAAGATGGCAAACTATCCGACAAATATAAAATTACTGAGGATGTTGTAAAAGAAGCATACCCTGATATTCAGTGGGGTGGTCGTTCATGACAATGACTGTAGAAAAAGATCAAGAAAAGCAAGAGAACATGGCCGAATTTGGATCGGAGACTAAAAAACTAAATCCATCTGATTATGATTGTCAAATTCTTCTTGAGAAAACGACAATTGAAGCAGCAAATGATAAGTCTTTTCCAACAGATGCAAGACTTATCTGGTATGTTGTTGATGGTGTAGAGTGTATTGACCTTACCCGTTGTGGTAAGGTTGTAAAACTTTTTGACATGTACTATGATAAGTATGGAAAAGGTGCGGTAAGAAAAATTGATTTTGGATATGGATCTATAAATCCAAAACTCTGGGGTAACAAACCAAAGAAAGAAAAGAAAAGAAAATGAGTGATGAACTTCTCAAAGCGCAAATAAATGCACTCATCCGAGACGAAATTCAAGAAGTTATTAATGACTATGTTGATTCTGAGGAGGATGTAAAAAAAAGTGGCCTTGGATTCGTTCCAAGGGAAGAAGAAAAAGAACTCAAAGTTGGAATCTCAAATGATGAAGTTGATAAACTTATTAGAGATTATAAAAAAATAAAGAAAAAAGAAAAATCAAACATTTCTCAAATCAGAAAACTTGGATTGGTTGATAAGAATGGTAGACCATTGACTTGACACCCAACGTAAATAGTATTATGTTTTCAATCATGCATTATCAATATCATGTATAAACCGTATTCACCAGAGTGGCACCGCAAAAGGTATCTAAAAGAATCACTAGATTTATACTTTGACAATTACGTTGAAGTTGAAGTGATCTATGAAGATCTTATGAATATTATTAATGAAAGATCTGAAGATGCCTATGCAGAGTTCCAAAAGGCTACGGACTTAGAATCTAAACTCCGAAAAAAGTAACATGCTTTCTACTCAATACAGACTACGACTGGAATTTATCTGTAAGTGTATTGCTAATGGTGAAGCGGTAAAACTAGATGACATGATCTGGGCA